AATGTATCAAGATCAATACGATAAAGATACAGATGCTTACATTGTAGCAATAGAAACTACAACACCATTTAATGTACAGATATATAAATTAGATGATAGTTTATTATTTAAAGGTTGGATGGATTACGATTATTATACAGATAAATTTAAAGAGTGGAATGGAGAACCTCAAGGTTACTCAAGTGATATAGTAGAAGTAAAAACAGAAACAGAAGAAATACTATAAATGATAAAAAAAGAATGGCATTGGATGTCAGATTATAAACAACAAAAACAAATAACAATGGATAAAAAAGAAGAAACAATATATTGTGGTAGTGGTAAAGTTATGAATCCTAAATGGCTTAAAGTAACTATTAATCCAAGTAAATTAGCTGATTACATACAAGAATATAATGGTAACAAATTCATTAAACTAAATATTAATTTAAAAGATGAAGCTGACCAATATGGTAAAGATGTAAGTATTAGTGTAGATACTTGGAAACCTGAACCACAAGCAGAAAAAGTTAGTGATACTTCAAACGATTTACCCTTTTAAGTATTATGAAACAATCAAAAATCTTAACCGCATTGGGTTTGAGTTCGTTGGATATACAAAATATGTTGATAAACGGACTAACAATGCCAGAGATAGCAAAGAAGTATAATATTACTTATATATCATTGGTACAGGCATTTAAAATCCAAAAGAAAGATTTTAAGTATATTGATTATATACAACCAAAAGAAGAAGTGAAGGATATAAAAAAAGTATCCTTCGCTTTTGATAAACTATATACAGAAGAATCACTTAATGAAGAAGAGTTATTAGCTTATTATAAATACGAACAAAAAAATAAAGCGTATTATGACTGAGCAAGAAAAAACCATACTTACAATTGATTGGTTAAATAAAAAATTTAATTTATTAATACAAAAAACAACTGGTCAATTTGATTTATGGGATGCTCAAGATGATAAAAGAATTATTGAATTTAAGTTTAGAAATAAATACTATAAACAAAAATACATACAAGTAGATAAGTTTTATGCTTTATTAATGGCTGCTGAATATTATAATAAAGATGCTTATTATATTGTTGTAGATAATGAAGTTAGAATATTTAATTTAAGTCAATTAAAAAACCAATTAATTAATAGTGATGTAATAATTAATCAAGCTCCATATCAAACTGAATTTAAAAACAATAAAAAAATTAATAAATATTTTTATATATTAAAACAATCAAATCAAACTAATCAATTATGAAAGAATTACCATATTTTAAATTTTATCCTAACCAATGGATTACAGGCAGTATATCATTTATGGACTTAGATGTTCAAGGTGCATTTATGAAAGTTTGCTGCTACTATTGGAGCAAAGAATGTAATGTTACAAGAAAACAAATTAAAACATTAATACCTAAACAATGGAGTGCTTTAGTAGATGCAGAGTTATTTAAGATAGAAGAAGAAACTATTAGTATTAAATGGTTAGATGAACAACACCAGCAAAGATTAGTAGAACACAAACGAAATGTTAGCAACGGTAAGAAGGGTGGCTTAAGCAGGGCTAAAGCATTAAGAAAAGATAAGATAAGAAAAGATAAATATGCAAATGATAATTTACTTAAAGTAAACGATGAAGTGCAAAAACTTCTTGACCAATGATATTAGAAGATAAAGCTACAATACCATATTTAAAAGCATTTAAAGAAGGTAGGATTAAAAAAGGTGTTGGTATTGGTTGTTTATTAGATGATTACTTTTTATACAAGAATGGCAACTTTAATATGTTTCTTGGTTTAGATAATGTAGGTAAAACTAATTTTATATTATGGTACTTAACAGCACTAAGTAAAATACACGGTAAGAAGTGGTGTATCTGGTCAGGAGAAAACAACGCTGGACAATTAAAGCGTGATATTATACAAATGTGGACAGGTGAAACAATTAAAGATTTAAACGAATATTTATTTTACCACGATGAAATAAGTAAGTATTTTAAATTTATTGATAATAGAAAACTTTACAACCATAAAGAACTATTAAAGATTTTTGAAGCAGAAGATTGTGATGGATGTTTTATTGACCCATACACAGGTATAAACCACGATAGAAGAATATCACAATTTGAAAGAAATTATCAAATATGTAATGATGTTAGAGAGTTCTGCAACAAGACAGGTAAAACAATGTTTATTGCAATGCATCCACAAACAGAAGCAGCACGTAGAGTTTATCCACCAGACCATCAATTGAATGGACATATACAACCACCAAGAAAAGCTGATTGTGAAGGTGGCCAAGTATTTCCAAATAGAGTAGATAATTTTATTTGTTTACACCGCTTGATTTCACACGACAAATTGTGGATGATGACAGAAGTACACGTATATAAAATAAAAGATAAAGAAACTGGTGGTAAACCTACAATGTTAGGCGAGCCATTAAGGTTTGATTACAATAGTGGTTTAGGTTTTACTATTGGTGGTAATAACGTATTAAAACAAAAAAAATGAGATATACATATAAAAACATACAAGAGTTTATGAATTATAAAACTTGGAGTAATAAAAAAAAGATAGATACACTTTTAGAAATAGATTGTAGTTTGTATGCACATCTTGGTACTGATTCTTCTAAAGCAGAGAAAGAAGAAGTAAAAAGAAAAAGCATAGAAATATATAGAACTATAAAAACATTAGATAAAAAACTTGGTGATGAATTACTTTACTCAGAAGATTTAAAACAATGACAGATTTAGATTATACAATAACAAAGAACAAATTAGAAATATTGCTTTTAAAGGCACAAGAAAGTTTAAAAGTAGGTAAGGCTACACAAAGTAAATTAGAAGCGGTAGAAACGTTGCAAGATAGTTTAAAATGTATGTTAGAGTTGAGATTAATGTTAGATGAAATGAAAAATAAACAAACATTATTAACAATGCAAAATGTAAAAGCATACAAAGAAACTGCAGAACTAAAGAAAAAATTTAATACATTTAAAAAATGAAAACTATATTATTAATGTTAATACTATCACACATAACCAGTTTTATCTCTGGTGCTTTAGTTGTTGTAATAATAAAAAGATATTTTGAAAAGTAAAAAGAGAACATTAAATGAATACAGACAAACTAAGGACTCTTACTATCGTAGTGATGATTCTCCTATTGAGTACAACATTGCTTTTTTGTGTAGAATATATCCTAATAATGCAGAGCTTGGAGCAATAATAAGAAAACATTTTCAGAAAATATGAGTTTAAATTCAAATCAGAAAGGCAAACGTTTTGAATTGCGAATCGCAAAAGATTTAGCTAAAAAGTTTGATACTAATATAAGAAGAACACCAAACTCTGGTGGATTAAGTATTAAAGGAGATATTTTAACTACAAGTGGTATATTATCTGAATATAGCTGGGAATGTAAAAACCAAGAGAAACTTAATATTTGGAAAGCATTAGAACAAAGTAAAGGTGATGCAAGAGGAACACTAAAAACACCAGTAGTTGTATTTACTAAAAACTTTGAAGATGATTATATTGCTTTAAAATACGATGATTTTGTAAATATACTTCTTGAACTTGATGAATACAGAAGTAAATAATATATTACACATCTTGGTAAGAGATGAAAAAACTTGGCTAAGTATGGCTGAGGAAATAACCAGCAATAGTAAAATACCAGCAAAAGACTTATTACACGACTTTTATATTGCTTTACATAGCAAAATAGATAGTAAAAAAGTAAAAATTAACGATATTCTATATAACGATTCTTTAAATAAAGCGTTTATATATAAGATGATGCACAATATTTTTATTGATACAATAAGAATTGATAAAGATTTACTAATAGATAAAGACCTAAAAAACATTATAGAAGCAGACAATACAAAGTATGTAGACATAGAGAAAGTAGTAGATGACATAGTAAATGAATTTTACTGGTTTGATAGAAAGTTATTTAACTTATATAGAAAGAAATTCCACAGTATTAGAAAACTATCTGCAGCAACTAATATATCTCACGTAGTTGTATGGAGAACTATAAACAATTGTATTAAAGAAATTAAAAAAAAAATTAATGAAGACTGTTAATAGCATATCAGGAGGTAAAACCTCAGCTTACATAGCAGCTAATTACAAAGCTGACTACAATGTTTTTAGTTTAGTTAGAACTGATGACAAAAACTGTATCTATCCAGATGCAAAA